AGATGATACTGGAACAGGTGCTTTAATTCTGCGTGGAAACAGCAATGTTACTATAGGCAAATACACTGGCGAAACAATGGGGTATTTTGAAACTGACGGTGCAGTTTCTCTGTACCACGACAACGCAATTAAACTGGCAACAACAGCCACAGGCGTAGACGTCACAGGCACAGTCCAAGCAGACCAGTTTAACAACGACGAAGCCCTCCCCGACATTCGCCCCAGCCTATTGCTAGACTTTGCGAACTCCAAAACGCTAGACCCACGGATTACGTTTACCAGAGGCTCCACTGCGACTTACTGGGATGGTAAGACCACGGGGAAGGCTGAAGAGAATTTGCTGTCTTATAGCCAAGATTTGAGCAATGCGGCTTGGCTTGTATCAGGAACAACAGTAACAGCAAATAACACAGCGGCACCTGATGGAACGACTACCGCTGAAAAGGTGGCGATTAGTACTGAGGGCGACTACCGTAACATAAGCCAACGTCCGACAGGTTTGGCGTCCACGGCGTATACGCTGAGTGTTTACTTGAAGAAATCAAACTGGGACTATGTTTCTGTTAATTTGCAATCAAGAACTAGCAGCAACGGTTACATAAACACTTTTGGTCAAAAAATAATAAACCTATCAAATGGTACAACAATTGGCAACGACATTGGAACTGCCACTACAACTGATGTGGGCAACGGTTGGTATCGGGTTACTGTTTCTGGAACATCTGCAAGCAATGCAGAAATGATATATATTGATTTCCAGTTTACAAACAGCAGCGGTCAAGCAGCCCCATCAACAAGCGTTGCTAACGGCTCTGCTATTTTCCTCTGGGGCGCACAGCTAGAACAACGCAGCGCAGCTACAGCCTACACAGCGACAACCTCTAGCCCCATCGTGAAGTATCAACCAGTGCTGCAAACAGCGGCTAGTGGTGCAGCACGGTTTGACCACGACCCAGTGACGGGTGAAAGCAAGGGGCTGTTGATTGAGGAAGCACGGACGAACTTAGCTACCCATTCTAAAATGAATGAAAGTCTGGACAACTTTAACCGTGGCACAGTATTTGCCAACTCAATCATTGCGCCCGATGGCACACAAACCGCCAACGTCTATCGTGAGGATACCGCAAACGGAGCGCATCACATTCAAGAAATTATTCCGAATGAAACAGCGAATACCGTTCACACCGCAAGCGTTTATGTGAAAAACTACGGAGTTAGTGATTGCCAGCTTGCCATGCGTATTTCTGATAGCGGCGATGTCTACAAGAAAGTCTTTTTTGATTTGGACAATATTGTGGTCAGTTTTTCGGGAGATACTGGCTACACTGGGACGATTACGGATGTTGGAAACGGCTGGCGGCGATTAACAATTACCGGAGACGTAGGTGATGGAACCAACGATTTGCGTGTGCATTTGTTCAACTGTCAAGGCACTGGTACAACCAGCAGTTACACAGGCAATGGCTGGGATGGATTGGGGTTCTGGGGCTTGCAAGTCGAGGTCGGCAGTTTTGCAACGTCACATATTCCGACCACTGGTGCTGCGGCGACGAGGGCTGGTGAACTAACAAGCGTACTTACGTCAACGGTTATGAGTGCGCATGACGGTTCGATTTATGTCGAAAGTACCAGCGGTCCCGCAGGTTGGGACACTACGGGACAATACAATTTGTTCCAGTTTGGTGATAGCAATGCTGATGGACTAGGAGTTTTTAAAGAGAGCGGCTCAAAGAAATTTTGGTATCACGCTCGTCGAGCAAATTCGTCATTTACAAACGTCAACGGAAGCCTGGCTTGGGCTGACAACACGACAAGTAAGGTTGTGTTAGGCTTTAACAATTCAAGTCAGCGGTTTTACGTTGATGGCACTTTAATTGGGACGGAACAAACAGCGGCGTTAACGCAGCTAGACCCTAACCAAGTCACAGAATTAAATATCGGAACAAGCGGAAATGCGGCTTATCATCAATTTAACGGATATATCAAAAAAGTCGCTTGCTGGCCCAAACGCTTGTCCAACGCCACCCTGCAAGCAATGACAACGGAGTGACGCAATGACACAAACATATTATCTTAAAGCAGCCTCCGAAGCCGCACTCTGGACAGCCCTTGGCGCAGCGGGATTGGCACACAAAGAATACGACCAGACAGACCCGCTAAACGTGGCACCTGATAACCTCGGCTACGAAGAAACTTGGGAACCTACAGGCGCATACGAGTGGCAAGCAGACACGCAGATGCTGGATGTAATTGGCACGATTTACGCCAAGACGGGCAACACGCTGACCGACAGTGAAGGTTTTGAATACGACGAAACACAGGCGGTTGCGGGGTTTCATGCGAACCTACGGGAAACACTGACAGACGCACAGGTGGCGGCATTGCCAACAGTAAGCGCACCAGCAACGCCCTATCGCATTTGGGCAGGAGATAACACATGACAAAATTAATAGGGACTGGCGCAAACCAAGTGCCAACAAACGCTGATTTAGGCAAGTTGGCGTATCAAGACGCCATTGCGCTTGGCACAGGCACAGCGGGACAAGTACTGCAATCTGGTGGAGCTACGGGTTCGCCTACGTGGGCTGATGCTGGCGGTGGAGTTCCAGCGGGGTCAGTCATTTACCACGCAGCTAATACAGCCCCTACAGGCTTTTTAAAGGCAAATGGTGCGGCTGTTTCACGTTCAACTTATTCTGACTTGTTTACAGCTATTGGCACGACCTTTGGTGCGGGTGATGGGTCTTCTACATTTAACGTGCCTGATCTTCGTGGTGAGTTCCCTAGAGGCTGGGATGATAGTCGTGGTGTTGATAGTGGGCGTTCCTTTGGTTCTGCTCAGACAGACGCGTTTAAGAGTCACAACCACAGTTATAACCTTTATGGATTAATTCCAGCCGTTACCAATAAAATAGGTTCATCAGGTGCAGGATATGGGGCAACTAACACCACAACATCCACAGGCGGCACAGAAACTCGCCCTCGCAACATAGCCCTGCTTGCTTGCATTAAATACTAAGGAGACACAACTATGAACGTATATCAAACCGACATTGATGGTGTTTATGTAGGCACTACAGTAGCAGATCAAGATCCTTTGGATAGCACTAACTGGCTTATTCCAGCGGGGTGTGTAGAAACTGCACCACCGACTATCACTGACAAGCAACTTGCTAAGTGGAACGGTACAGAGTGGGTTGTAGAAACTCTACCCGTTGTAGAGTCTGCCCCAGAACCAGAGCCTATCGCACCAGAAGTTTTAGTCCGTGGAGAACGTAACGCTAAACTATCTGCTTGCGATTGGATGGCTTGCAGTGACGTAACTATGCCAACCGCGTGGCGCACCTACCGACAAGCCTTGCGTGACTTACCAGAACAGGACGGGTTTCCAGACACAGCCTTTCCAGTGGCCCCCAGCTAATGTCGGAGGATCGCATGGATAAAGCTTTTTCTAAAATAGAGTTTTTAGACAGGAGAGTAACTGTAATTGAAGACAACCTTAAGGAGAAGGTAAATGACTAAGACAAGAGATACCGCTTCTGGGTCTACTAAAAAGAAATTTGGCGGTCAAACTAAACTAGAAGCTCACACTTCAGGAGTGACTGTTACTGGCAATATTAGCGCAACAGGCACCGTTGATGGGCGTGATGTTGCAGCTGATGGGACTAAGCTAGATACTGTAGCGACTTCTTCAAATAACTACGTACACCCAACAGGTGCGGGTAACAATCACATACCAACAGGAGGCGCTGCTGATCAAGTATTAACTTACAGTAGTTCTGGGGTGGCTGCTTGGGCAGACGCTGGTGGTGGTGCTTCTGCCTCTGCTGACCTTTATATTGCCAATCCTAGTTCAGCCACAAGTCCTACGGCGGCGGGTACTAATTCAATTGCTATTGGCTCTCAGGCGGCTTGTGCTGGGGAAAACGCATTTTCTATAGGTCTGCAAGCAAGGTCAGCTACGGAATCTATAGGGTTGGGATTTCAAACTCATGCAGATGGTTTAAGAAGCATAGCGATAGGGCATGGCACTGACGTAGATGGGGAGTTTGCGCTTGGAATTGGTTATAGCGTAGATATTCCGTCAAACTCAGCACAATCAATGGCTATAGGGTATGATGCCCAAATATCATCAAATAAATATGGTGCGATGGCCATTGGTCATTCTGCTATTGGTGCTGGGCAATTTGCACTTGCCCTTGGTAAGTCTAGAGCAAGTGGAGGAGATAGTTGTGCAATAAGTATTGGAAGCAATTCAAGCAGCTACGGTTCAAGTGCAAATGAGTCTGTGGCGATTGGGTATTTAGCTAAGGCATCTGGCAGTCAATCTAACGCTCTAGGAGCAAAGGCGGTCGCGGCTGGTGTAAATTCTACGGCCCTTACAGACAGCTATGCTGGTGGAGTTGATAGTTTTGCGGCTGGTATATCTGACAACTCAACTAGCTACGGAGCCGTTGGAGATTATTCTTTAGCTATAGGGTATCATGCGAAGGCACATGGCAATGAATCAATCGCCATAGGCTATTCGGCAGATGTCGGTACAAATCAAGGTGCAATCGCAATTGGTACAGGGGCAACAGTAAGCGGTACAGCCTTAAGGGGCATTGCTATAGGCCGAGATGCAAAGGCTCAAAGTAATGGTGCAATAGCTTTAAGAGCTACTTATAGCGCTACTGAAACCGTAGCTAGTGGCTATGGGTCTGTAGCAATTGGTGACGGAGTTAAAGCTGCACAAACTGGGAAATATGCGTTTGGTCAAGGGCGCTTTGCCGCAACAGGCGATGCTCAAGGTGGCATGTTTATTTTAAGATGTGATACGACAGATGCGACAGCAACACGTATGACAACGAATAATGCAACAGCGGCTTCTAGTAATCAAATAGTAGCGGCACAGGATACTTGCATTACATTCTCAGGCACAGTCGTTGCAATGCAGAATGGCGCACAGGCTTATGGGTCTTGGAAAATAGAAGGGCTGATAGTCAATGATTATGGTGCATTAACTGTACCTAATTCTGCAATCACAGTGATCCACAACAGTTCAAACTGGGGGCTGGCATTATCAGCAGACGATACGTGGGACGCATTGGCTATTACCGTCACAGGAGAAGCATCACACAACATCAGATGGGTGGCGAACATCCAAACGGCAGAAGTCACCTATGCTTAAAGGAGCAAGATAATGGCTATAACTAACAACATTACTACAGAAAATTCACAGTACGGCATCGCTTTCAACGGGGCTTACTACCGTATTGTTACAGCGGCAGTCTCACGACAACGTGGTACTGATCCAAAGTTTAGCGTCATGATTGACCTGTCTGGTTATGCTGCAACTCCTGATGATGACACCCGTGAGGTGGATTTCAAACGGTATAACGCAACGTTGGACGCTGTGGAAGCAGCTTCTGGTGCTACATTTCTAGCAAAATGCTATGCTTGGGTGATGAATCAAAGCGATATGGCTGGCAGTTCAGCAGCATAGGAGAACAATATGAGTCTAACAATTAATCATCAAACAAACGACATATCAGCAAGCAGTGGTTCAATGACGATTGATGGTGCTGCCGCTGGTAGTAGTACAACATGGGGCGCTGTTGGTACTTATACTGTGGCATCAGGAGGTTCATCGATGAGATCGGCTAATTCTACTATTTCAGGAAGCACTCTTAAGACAAATGCTTATAGTTCAGGTCATAAAAGACCGCTTACTCATGAGTGGAATTCTGGTGAAAACAGCACTCTTGGTGTATCAGGCACATGGCGTAACATGACAGGTGCTGCTGGTAGTACACAATTTGGTAAGCAAGTGAATTGCTTATGGGTCAGAATATCTTGATTAATAAATACAACAATAACAACAGGAGGCGTTTATGCCAACAGTAACAATAACAGAAGTGCGTAACGCACAATCACTTAACGCAGAAAATACCGCATTTGATGTAGAGATTAACCATCCAGAATATGATTGGATACCGTACACATTAGACCCTTCTGATACAGATACAACAATCGACAACGCAGAAGTCATGGCTCTTATAGGCACAAATTTTGCAGCATATGTTGCTCCTACACAGGCAGAGTTAGACGAAGAAACGGCGGCTAATGTTCGTGCTGAACGTGATAATATTTTAGCTACAGTCGTTGACCCTCTTGTGTCCAACCCTCTCCGCTGGGCTGAAATGACCGCTGACAAACAAACAGAGTGGTCGCAGTATCGCACGGACCTGTTGAATGTCCCGCAACAGTCAGGATTTCCGAATAACATCACATGGCCTGTGGAGCCTATCTGATGATATACATGAGAATGACCAGAACACCTGATGGCTCAGATGTATAATTTAACCACAAAGCCCGTACAATGATACATGTATTTGCTCTAATGCTGTACATAGGAGCGGGTGAGGACAAGAAGCTTATAAGTGATGACATGTACTTTCGCAAGATTGAAAGCTGTAACTACTACGCAGAACAACTTATTAAGTCTTTTGGTTCTCACCCTAACAATGACCCTAGAAGGGCTTACTGTGTACCTAAAGTTGTAGACCCTGCTAAAGAACAAATTTACTACTAAAAATAGAGATCGCTAATGATAGGTCTCTCTAGAAATACCAACTAAAGGATCCTTTATGTCAAGAAGATCAGAAAAGAAAAAGTCCCGTTATGCTGATAAGAAAGAAGGTAATGTTCACGTATTACCTAGATTTCATGTTCTTCCTAAGAATGAAAAGCAAAACTACTTAATACAAGCTATTAAGACAAGTCCAGTTGTAGTGACCATTGGTTGTGCTGGTACTGGGAAGACTTACTGTAGTGCTGGAACGGCAGCACAACTTTTTCTGAAGGGTGGCTATCGAAAGATAGTGCTTACCCGCGCTAACGTACCTACAGGCAAAAGTCTAGGACACTTCCCAGGAACTATTGCTGAGAAGATGACTCCTTGGTTACTTCCTATGTTGGAAGTCCTTAAGAAAGCCTTTGGTACAGGTAAGTATGAGTATTTACTGAGTAAAAATGACATTGAGATTCAGCCCATTGAAACTATACGAGGACGTTCTTATGAAAACACTCTTGTACTAGTTGATGAGGCTCAAAATTTAAACATGGATGAACTAAAAGCCATAAGTACACGCATCGGAGAAAACTCTAAACTAATTCTCATGGGAGATCCTGCTCAGTCAGACGTAAAGGCTGGAGCTGATCTTATGAAATTCTGTAAACTTATACAAGTTAATGGTCTTGGCCTTCCTGTGATTGAGTTTGGTATAGAAGATATTGTTAGAAGCGATATAGTTGCTGACTTAGTAAGGATGTTTATAGCAGAAAAAATCTAATTTAAGGAAATAACTATGAAAACTTATTACTATAAAGGGGCGCAAATACTTACTCCTTTTACAATTACATCAAACGAACCTATGTTCGATATGACTACTGTATCTTTAAAAACACAAAGAGCGTCTCAGGGTGCTCAACGTTGGGAACTGTCTTTTGACGTTGTTGCTGAAACTAGTAATCAAGCAGATCTTTTCCTTAGTTCCTTTGAAGACTTAGAATCCTCAAATACTATGATTATGCCGCAATTAAATAATTCTACAAGCATAGCATCTAATATGTATGCAACAGAGGCTATAGGCGCAAATTTAAATGAAATTACCCTGCCTATTTCAGTTTCAGCTGCAGCAGGTGCAACACAAGTTAGCGTTGGAAGTGGTACTGCGGTGGTTCATGGCCTAATGCCAAAAGGAACTTTTATCAAATTTAGTAATAGTGATAAAGTTTATATTACAACTTCCGATGTAACTTTTTCAAACTCAGGGACAACTATTAATATTTATCCTAGATTAAAACAAGCTTTAACTACTGGTAATAATATGGTAATGAAAGATCTTGTTCAATTTTCCTATTACAGAGATATAGGAAACCAACAAGGTATTACTTTTATAGATGGTATTCTTTCTGATATTGGACGAATAACTTTAATTGAGGCAGTGTAATGGCTAGAACTTTTTCAACTAATTTTACAACTGCCCTTAACAGTGACTTTGTTAAGTATTTCTTTTTAATTGAAATTGAACTAGAAAGAGTTTCTGCCAATAATCCTAATAGAGTTACTTACTATTATACAAGCTTTAATCGAGATATTTCTTGGAATGGTCAAACATGGGTAGGAGATGGTGGTGTTTTTGAAATAGATTCTCCTAGGTTTTCTTCTATAGTTGATAGAGAGGCTTATATCATTACGCTTACAGATGCAGCCAATGGGTTATCAGATACTTTTAAACAAGGTGTTATTGGCAATAAAATAAAAGTTAGACTCGGCTTACTTAACAGCAATGAGCAACCAATGACAGGCACTGACAGTAACGGGGTTAGTGATATTATTTTTCTTTATTCTGGCTTTATTGATGCTCCAACAGTTTCTATTAATTGGGACAGCAAAATTGCTAAAATTGAAGGAACTTCTCCTATGGCTGATTTAGATCAAATAAATTTGACCATGATTTCTAAAGATGGAATGGACCAAAAAAATTCTACAGATACTTCTTTTGACAGTATTTATGAAGATAACGAAACTGCTATTTCATGGGGGAAAATCTAATGGGATTAGGTATTGCCAATATTATTAGTATTGGGCTAAGTATTGCGTCTGCAGCTTATCAACAAAAGCTTGCAAGAGAGGCTGAAAGAAGGCGTCAGGCTGCGCTTGATAAAGCTCGCGGTCAAAAGTTTAATATAACTTCTGAAGCTGCACCTTTACCTGTTATTTATGGAAAACAAATAGCAGGGGGTACAAAGACAGGTCATAAGGTTAAAAACAACTATACCGCTTCAGGCTCTACTGATTATGATACTGCTTTTGAAAAAGCGTTTTCTAATACTACTCAACCTGGGTCTAAAAAAGAATTTTTAGCAGTTCAAACAGCACTCTGTCACGGAGGAATTGAAGGTGTTCAACATATAAAAGTTAATGGAATTGACTATCGCGGTGCAACTAGTGACATGAAGAATAACAAAAGTACTTATAGACACAGGTTCCACATTCATAATTCTGGTGGTGGTGACAGTGCCTCTGTTAGCATGGGGTTTCCTATAACCAATACTTTTACTGATACTGCGTGGGTTGCTTCTTTTTTTAAACTTAATAGAGAAACACCGCAATATAGCGGCTCTCCAGAAGTTGAGTATATTCTTAAAGGACGTAAAATAAGAAAAATAAATAGTTCTAATTTTACTTTAAATACTAGCTATGAATACTCTAACAACCCTGCATATTGTTTATTAGACTATTTATTAAATAGCGATTTTGGCAGAGGACTTAGCTCTAGTGATATTGATTTAGAGTCTTTTTATAACTCATCAGTTATTTGTGATACAATAAAACTATCGAATGCAACTCTTGGTGGCTCTGTTAATGGCGCAAAACCTATTTTTAGTTTTTCTACTAATGACGCTTTTCCTGGAGTTAATGACTTTTCAGCAAGTAACTTTAGCACTGCAGACGCTTCTGATGCAGATTATTTATATTTTGCAGAAGATATTTCTCAGCTTTATTCGTTAGCTGTTGCATCCAATGGAACTCCAACTTATACAACCATAAGTACTCCAAACTCTGAAATTATAAGACTATATGAGTGTAATATTACTTTAGATACTACAGAAACTTTAAGAGACAACATAGAGAGAATTCTTGCTACTATGGGGATAGCAAGTCTTACATGGACGCCCGAAGGCAAGTATAAGCTCTCGTTAGAATACCCCGCAGACGAGGCAGGAGTTGTTTCCTTAGTCAATAGTAATCATTCCTTTACTGAAGATGATATTATAAGAAATGAAGCTACTGTTGTTTGGCCAACTGCTCAAGAAAGATTTACTCAAGTTACTGTACAATTCCCAAATGAAGCTGAAAACTTTGATATGGACTCTGTAACTTGGCCTCCAACTTCTTCTTTATCTACCACACCTTACGCTATCTTTTTAGCTGAAGACAACAATAATCCTCTAACTAAAAGTTTTTCTCCTGAAGGAATTACTAATAAGTATAACGCACAAGCTTATGCTGAACAACAAGTCAGAAAGTCTAGAGGAATTTTTACAGTAGATCTTACTTTATCTAGAAAAGCCTTAACAGTAGAACCTGGAGATATTATACATATTAAATCTGATAATCTTGGTTTAATTCAAAATAAAGGGACGGTTAATGAAACAGGTTATAATTTTAAAGTAGAATCTGTAGCAATTAATGATGATTTTTCAGTAAAAGTAAAATGTTATCATTTTCATTCTGGTTTTTTAGCTTGGAATGTTTTAGACGATACTGCTTACTCAATACTTCCTGAAATTGACTTTTCAGTAGCGGCCCCTGTTGGATTAGCTTTTACAGCTTCAGGGAATCAACTTTATGGAACTTCTGCTGGAAAATTAACTTGGACTGCTTCTGATGATATCTCAGCTAAAGATTATGTTATCGAAGCAAAGCTTTCTACTGAAAACGATGATCAATACCAACAAATAGGCAGTACAGTTAATACTACTTTTGACATTCTTGGTATGAAAACTGCTACCTACATCTTTTCAGTAAGAGCAAGAAACATAAACAATAGGCTTTCTGATAGAGTAACACTTCAACAATCTTTACAATTAATTACTAATGGTTCTGTTGAAATTATTTACGCTAATACCGCAAACGCTTCGACTAATACACAGTCTTACACGTTTTCTACTCAAGAGTTTGTTGCTTATTACTCTCATACAGGCAGTCAACCTACACTTCCGATAAGAACAGGGATAACATTTACTAGATTTGTAGGTGCAGATGGAACTTCCGGAAATAGTACTTTCCCTATTTATGCGGATAGTGCTTCTGGAACTAATCAATCTTTTAGTGCAGTAGGAAAAACTCATGTAAATTTTTATTCTTCAGCAAGTTCTCCGAGCTTACCTGTTAGTGGTTTAACTTTTGTTCCACTAGGAACAGCAGGAACAAGAGGCCCAGGCTGGTGGCGTTATGTTGATTCAACAAACGCTTCTGCTTATTATACTACTGGCGCTAGTTTACAACAACAAACTAGAATTAATGCGGCATTTACAAGTGCAACTTCTCTTACGGTTACAGAATCAGACAGATTTATAATTAAGTGTACAGACATTGCTATTGCTTATATTTATAATGGTGCAACTTGGATTGCTCAAGCTGATTTTATAGATGGAGATTTAATGGTTACTGGTACAGTTACTTCTGATAAACTTGACGTAACTAACTTGTCTACAGTAACAGCCAATATGGGAACGTTAACCGCTGGTAAACTTGAAAGTCCTGATGGAAAATTTAAAATAGACCTAACAAATAAAGAAATTTTAATAACGGTGTAGAAAAATGAAATTAAGAGTATTACAACTTAGACCTTTGATGACAGCTTCTGAAAGATGGAGAGCAACCTCTATAGAAAATACATATTATGTTCAAGTAGTTAATGGCCACGGAGTGTTTTCTGAAAACAAAGAAGGAGCCTACGCTGAAATTAAAACTTGTCCAGATCTTTCCTTACTACCTGATAATGTTGAAAAACCCACTTATTATGTAGAATGGCCTAGTGGAAAGTATGCTTTCTATGTTCCTGATTCTTGGGAATACGATTCTCCTTTTGAAGGACGCCCTTATTGTGTAGAGGGGCGACTTATCTGGAATTGTTATAGTTTATGTCAACACTATTACAAAAAAACTTATGATATTGTTTTACCAGTTTTTGACGCTAATCTTTCTAATATCCAAGATGAATTTGTTATTTCTCATTTTGATCATAACGAAGAACTACAAGATAACTGGGAGCTTGTATTAGACCCTCAAGTGGGAGACGCTGTTTTCTTTGCAGTAGGAAAACCTGCTTTTGAAAAGCAAGCCCCTAATCATTGTGGGGTTTATTTAGGAGATAGTAAATTACTTCATCACTTTGTAGGCCGATATAGCTGTATAGACAACTTTGAAGCTTGGGATGAATGGTCTGTAACATATCTTAGGAACAAAAATGTCTAAAACTTTTTGGTCTGGCCCCGTTACCACTGAAACTTTTAACGGTACTTTATCTTCAACTCAAGTGTCTGCTAGTGAATATGGTTGGTTGCCTATTTTTCCTTCAGACGCTTTTTCTTTGTCTTATGATGGAGTAGACTTAGTTAATCAAACTACTAATTCTACTACCTATGATTTTTCAATTTCTCATCATGCTAACGGATCCCGTGTTGATTTTCATAGTAGTTTTTCTTCTAATCTTAACACTTCAAAAATTCTTATTGTTAATACAACCGAAGTTAAATGCGCTATTTATAACGGAGATAACACAAATATTGAAAATTATAAAACAGCAGGAAATGATCCAAGCAATATTTCTAATCCTTTAACAGCTGCTCAAAAATTAAACTATCTTTATTTTCATAGTGATCTTAATTATTTAGGGAACACAGACTCTTCAACTACTGTAATTTATCATCCAGCAAGGGCTGCAACTCCTGCTGTTTCAAGTGGAAAATACTCAGGTGTAACCTATAACTTGTCTTCAGGAGAACAAGAGTGGACACTACTAAATCATTCTGGAACTATTGATTCTCCTTTTATTATAAAAATAAATAATAATCAAATACCTTCTGGATACCCTGTGCAAATGAGTGGTGCAAGTGTAAGGTCAGTAAGCGCATATAATGATGGAACTTCAATTAAACTTCGTGAAAAATGGATGACTGTTAAAGACTCTTTATCCGCTGCTTTTCAAACTTACACTGTTTATGTTTTTAAAATTTTAGGAAATAACACTACAACTTCTTTAAATAAATTACAAGCCACCGCTACTAGTTTTACAGCAGGAGCAGGAAGGCTTAACACAGACTATAAGTATCTTAGAAGAGCTTCTGGAACTCCTGACTTTTATTTTATAAAAGGAAAAACAGCAGATACAGAAAGAGGCTATATGAAAATAATTGCGCCCAGTGGTTATGTAGCCTATAATCCTTCTGGTACAGGTCTTTCTTGGAGCCATAGACATAATTCTCAAAACATTCAATCAGGAGTTACCCCTCTTTATGGAACAACTAATAGTTTTTTAACAGGAAGATCTTATGGTGCAAGAGTCGGCGGAATATATAACACTAGTTACGTTTATGGAACTCCAACTAATCCTGCTTATTCTGGTTTAGGTGCAGGGTATTATAATCGATATGGTCCTGCTTTTGTTGTTGGAAGTACTAGACAACTTTGGGCTTATGAATTTTATATTGGAAGTGGTAATACAATAGAAGATCGGAATATTATGTGGAACCCCCCTGAGACTCAAGGCTACTTTTACAACCAAGCAGGATTTTGGGCAGGTCAATACAATACTGGAAACGATACTGTAAATAAAAACTGGCCACTTTATGGTGGTGATTTTGGTGGAGTAACTGCTTGGGTAATTCCTTTTGGTAGTCCTGCTCAAGGTTTCCCAGCAATCGCAACTGCTGCTGATAGCGATGAGTTTACTACAATACCCAACTGGGACACTTTGGGAAATTCAATAGGTATGGTGATATGAGTTTTGAATTAATTAATAATAATATAAAAATAACAGATTCTAGCGGAGATACTGTTTTTGATACTGACACTCCTATGCCTCATATTATACATCAGGCTTCTGTAGGAGTTAATAACCCTACTTGGAACGCTCCTTTATCTACTAACGGGAGCTATGGAGGAACTAATTGGAGTACTTCGCCCCCTATTACCCCTTCATCCCAAGGTCATACTTTTCCTATAGTAAACGAATATTCAATGTTTTACGCTTCAAATGTTGCTGATTCTGTAAACTATGCTTGTTATAGCCAATGGGTGCATAGGTGGTTTTTTAGCACTTGTTTAGAGCCACTAGAGGCAACTACAAGCAAATTAATTGCTACTATTCCAACAGCAGGATTAAACGCAGATTTTGTGCTAGTTCAAGGAAAACTTGCAAGACTTAGTGTTTGGAATGGTCTTGGTGGAGTTGACGCTCCTCGACAAGACGACTACGGTATTTTTCAATCAGGAATTCCTGATATAGTTACAACAACTTCTTCAGGAGTTACTACTGGAACTTATGCAGGGTCTATGTCATTAAATGGAACTACTCTTCTTGAAACAGTGTTTACAGGGCAAGGCGAACAGTGGTTAACTAGAACATTAGATATTAGATACGTTCCCGCTACGGCTACAACCGGAGGTTCTGTCTATGCAGATTGGAAACACTCAAACTCTAGATGGGAGTCGGATAAACAAGTAGCCCTTCAAGGAGGATGTAATAGTGCAGTACCCAGTGGAGCCTATGTTCCCTCCTCTATTTCGACTGTGAGTGTTTGGGACGCTTACTACGAAGTTTTCTTTGGTAAATTTACATTATAAAGGTTAAATTATGAATATATGCGAAATCTTATCGATAAGTCACAACTCTATAGGTAATAAAATTACAGTTCAAGCAGATATTTGGAAGCGTATGGAACACTTTTCAAAAAAAGTAGACAGTATAGTTTTAGAATTAGACGGTAATTTTCAAACTCCTAGAGAAAATTTAGAAAAACAAGTTTTAGAAATTTACGAATCTTCTTTAACTTAAATAAAAGGAAAGTTTATGACAGTAACTATGGAAAGAATTCTTCACTGGAAAATTTTACCAAGGCTAATGATGTTAGCTATGACCTTTATGTACGTAACAGTGCTTTATTGGTTTATGGACCTTCCCCCCGAAGCTATGACTTCACAAGCAACAGCCTTAACTGCAACCGTTACAGGCGCTATGACCGGTGCTTTTGCTGTATGGTTAGGGCATGAACAATGATTGGTAAAATTATAGGTAGCCTTACTGGGCTAGCTACAAGTATTATTGATGGCAAAACTCAGATTAAACTCACCGAAGCTGAAATAAAAAAGAAACAGCTTACTGGTGAAATTGACTGGAATCTTGAAGCCATGAGAGCTACAGAAAACAGCTGGAAAGACGAGTGGATTACGCTACTATTTAGTATTCCTCTTATATTAGCTTTTTGTGGTGATTGGGGCAATGATATTGTAGCAAGAGGGTTTGCAGCCTTAGAAGTAATGCCTCAGTGGTATCAAATTGCTTTAGGAGGCATAGTTAGTGCGTCAATCGGTATGCGCTCAGTAAGTAAGTTTTTTGGAAAAAAGTAGGATAAATTTATGAAAGAAAATTTTAAAAAATGTTTAGAAATGTTGTTATCTCACGAAGGAGGGTTTGTAAATCACCCTAAAGATCCTGGTGGTATGACAAACTTAGGAGTAACAAAAGTTACTTATGATCAATTTACAGGGCGCAATAACACTAAAGCGCAAATGATGGCGATAACTTATGATGATGTTGCGCCACTTTACAAAAAAAATTACTGGGACAAAGCCAAGTGTGACGAACTACCAAGCGGCCTTGACTGGGCTGTGTTTGACTGGGGAGTAAACTCTGGAATGGCTAGGCCAGTAAAAGCAATGCAAAAAAGTATCAAGACTACCGTTGACGGTGGTGTTGGCCCGATGACACTTGCAGCGGTTAATGCAGCCGATACTGAAAAGACAATAAAAAGCATTAACACTCAAAGACAAAAGTTCTATGAAAGTTTAAAGACTTTTGAAACTTTTGGAAAAGGTTGGACACGCCGTAATAAGGAGACCCTTGAGCAAGCACTCAAAATGTTAGAGTAGAAAGTAAAAGAGGTCACTATGCTGGCAGAACTTGCCGCTGCTAACGCTGCCTTTGCTATTATTAAAAAGACTGTACAAAATACAGGAGACTTAGCAAGGGTGGCAAATCAAATGTCACAGTTTGTCGGTGCTAAGACCGAACTAGAACAAAAAGTAAAGAAAAAGAAAAGTAGCCTCTTCAGTGATCCTGCAGCGGTTAACGACATGGAAGAATTTCTTGCACTAGAAGCTATTCGAAAAAATGAAGAAGAATTAAAAGAATTTATGATTTGGTCAGGTAGAGCAAACCTTTGGAATGACTGGGTTAGGTTTCAGGCAACAGCTAGAAAGAAACGCGCAGCAGAAGAAGCTAGACGACAAAAGTTAATTTCTACTATTATGTTTAGAGTAGGGATTGGTTTAATTGTCTTAACCGTGTTAGGCGGTATAGTAAGCCTTATTTTCTTTGCAAGTTTCCTTCAAAACTTATAAAAAGAATATTTCTAAAAATAGTGATCGCTTATGATATAGGTTTACCGAGGAACAGCTTATGATATCCCTACAAGCTGACCGTTCCTCTTTTGGGGTACTTAGTTAATTCTAGGTACTCCTTTTACTTTAGGAGAAATAAATGGGTAGAGCTAATCCAAAGAAGTGGGAGCAAGCTAAAAAAGATGCTGTAGCTAAAATGGGTGGACACTCTGCTAGAGCTATGCAACTAGCTGCTAAACTTTATAAAGACCGTGGTGGCAAGTACACTGGCGGCAAAGATTCAGGTCAAAAGTCTATGACTAAGTGGACTAAACAGAAGTGGAGGACCAAGTCTGGTAAACCTTCTGTAAGCGGACCAAAAGCTACAGGTGAAAGATATTTACCTACAAAAACTATTGCTGCTATGTCACCTAAAAAGTACAAAGCATCAACAGCAAAGAAAAGAAAAGATACTGCTGCAGGAAAACAATACTCTTCTCAGCCTAAGAAAAGGAAGTAATAATGTCTTCAGATCCTAGACTAAAAAGAGCAGGTGTTTCTGGCTATAATAAACCAAAAAGAACTCCTGCTCATGCAACAAAATCTCACATTGTTGTTGCTAAAGTAGGAGATCAAGTAAAAACAATTCGCTTTGGTGCTCAAGGCGCTAAAGGTAGCCCAAGGAAAATGGGAGAATCTGCTAAGTATGCCGCAAGACGGAATGCTTGGAAAGCTCGTCATGCAACTAATATTGCTAGAGGAAAATTGTCTGCTGCTTATTGGGCAAACAAAGTAAAATGGTAAGGAACCCTTATGGCACAGAAAATTACAACTACTAAAACTATTAAGAAGTCTGTAGCAGATCCTAGTGATTCTTATCATTCTCTTACTCCTTTGTGGAAAAAATCAAGAGCAATTTTACAAGGTGAGGCTAATGTAAAAGCTCACGACACTACTCTGGCAACCGACTATTCTAATCTTTTGTTGCCATTTTCTCCTTCTATGACCCAAGCACAGTATAACTTTTATAAAGCCGAAGCAGAACTTTCAGGGTTAACTGCGCAGTACTGTAAAGTACTTATTAGTTCTTTGCTACGGAAAAAATCTCAACTTAAATTACCAGAAGAACTTCCAGAAGAGGCGTTAGACTGGATTGAAACAAATTTTACTTTGGACGGTCGTTCTCTCTTTAATTTTCTTGACGCCGCTTTATGGGAAGAACTTCAGACCTCGCGCTGTTGGGTGTCAGTTGATTACCCGAAACTTACCGAAGAACAACAAGAAGCCTTAACTCCTGAAGAGCGTGACATGGTTGCGCCTTACCCAGTAATTATTAAAGCTGAAAACGTAATTAACTATCAAGTAAATGTACACCCTATTACTCGCCAAAGAACTCTTACTCGGCTAGTACTGCGGTACTTAACTGAAGAGTTTGATGAAGAAAATCCTTGGCATCCTAACTATGTAGACACTGTTTGTGACCACTACTTAGATGAAGGCGGTAATCTTGTTTTAGACTACTACCGCCAAAAAGATACTTACGCAGAACTTAAAGTTCTTAATGGAGAAGTAACTCAAGACTATAAAGACATTCGCACAGAAACTCACTTTGAAAAGTATGACACCGTAACTCCCCAAATGTTTGGTGAGCGTCTTAAGCGTATTCCTGCTTGGCCTCTCAACGGTCATATTGAGCCTATTGAGCCAGTGCTTATGCCGCTCATTGATCGTGAAGTTTCTTTGTACAACAAAGTATCTCGCAGAAACCACCTGCTTTATGGTGCTGCAACCTATACTCCTATTGTGTCTTCTGACATGACAGACGAAGAATTTGAAGAGTTAGTAGGTGCAGGGCTAGGTACGTGGTTACGAGTACGTAAAGACGAGTCAATAAGTGTTCTTGAAACTCCTACTGCAGCCCTCGCTGACATGGACACTGCTATTACAAAAACCGTAGAAGAAATGGCTAAAATGGGAATTCGAATGCTTTCCCCTGAAACAGCACAGTCAGGCATTGCTTTAGAAATCCGAAACGCTTCTCAAACAGCGCAGCTAGGTACTCTTAACGCTAAAGTGTCTCATATTATGAGAGAAGTAATTTCTTTTATGCTTAACTGGAAGTATGGTTCAACTTACTCAGGAAATGATGTCGAGTTTACTTTATCGGCAGACTTTGCACCAGTTGTTGGCGGCGAAGGTGCTATGCGCTTAGTTACTGAATGGTATCAGTCAGGGCTTATTCCAAGAGAAACTTTTGTGTCTGTTGCTAAATACAATGACTTTATTCCTTCTGACTATGATGATGAAGAAGCAATTCAGTCTATTCAAACAGACCCTTTAACTCAAGAAACCCCTGATGATCAAATGGAAATAGAATAACTTGCTACGTTATAAAAGCTTTATAGCATGGTATAAGTGTCTTAGATTAAATCATCACCCAAAGAAGTGTGGTCCAAAATATAACATTGGTAACTGCCTTCTTTGGGCTTGGTCTAATAGTAAGTCACACCCTCTCTAACTCTACAATGGTGGACTAGATGAACTACAATGATAAAATTTTTGATCGTATTGTTGACCACATGGGAGACGTACGGCTGTATGAAGAAGGTGTTCAACTTCAAAATCGCAGGATTTTAAAAAGACATAGAAAAAATTTAAAAACGTTATTAAGAGGAAATGTTAGAGCCGATCTTCAGAAAGAAATGAATAGATTTGGTAAAGAACTTTCCGTCCACAATAATACAAGTTTAAAAGAATTTTCAACTTCTCAGTTAGACTTTTCTACAAATAACTTATACAAAGAAGTAAAAGACTGGTATAAAGTCCAAAGGCCAAAAACTAAAGAACTTCTTGGCGAAATTGCTGGACCAAATATCAAAGGTACTCGAAGTATCACTAAGAATATTTCTAATATCTCTGCTGGAGAGTTAGTACGTATTCAGTCTAAAGTGAAAGCAGGGCTTGCTAAAGGTTCTGGTAAAACCGCTATTATTGCTGATGTAATAAAAACTACAAAGTTAACCGAACATCAAGCAAGAACTCTAACTCGTACCGCTATTACTTCAACTCAAACTGCTGCTGTACACAAAGTTGCAGAAGAAAACAAAGATATAATTAAGGGTTACATGTTTACCGCTATTCTAGACTCTAGAACTAGCCCAATTTGTACTCATCACAACGGAAAAATTTATGACATAGGAGACAGGAGCTATGAACCTCCCCTTCACTGGAATTGTCGTTCCTCTATGGTACCAGTTCTTAAATCTAAGGAAGAACTACTGCAAGAGAGTCCGTCAAAACGTGTTAACGTTTCTGCGCTTAAAAAGAAAGACCCCCAAAAGCTAAATGGGCTTCCTCCTAAGACTAAAGATTTTGGCACATGGTTAAAAACTCAGTCTATGGACGTTCAAACTAAAATGTTAGGGTCAGAAGACGCAGCTAACTTATTCAGACAAGGCAAGTTAAAAGCTGACGAGTTTGTTACTCCTAAAGGGAAAGCACTAAGCATACAAGCATTAAGAGCCAGAGCTACAGCAGCTACCACAGTATTTAAGCCTCGACAAAAAATAAAGTCTGAAGGGGTGTCTGTAGATTCAAAGACTCCTAACTCTTTACTAAATAATCCAAAATATAGAGACGATTTAAGAAATATGCTTTTGTTAGACTCAGATGACTTTAACAAAACTATGTCTCTTACTGACTATAAAGGAACTAGTTTACAAGGTAAGGCTGCTTCTCGAAGAAGAGTTGGAAATCAATTTGATGAAAGAAACTTTTCAGCAGACCCCTTAACAGGTGAAATTAAAAATAATAACATTTACGATCCTGATTTTAATCTTTATCAAGAGCGACTTGACTTTATGCGTAACGCTAAAGATCTTACTCTTCAACAAAAAGACTTTATTGAAAACATGGCTTCGTCTTTAAATGACAAGGTTTCTTTAAATCAACAAACAGTCATTGTTGAAAACTTAAGAGTTGTATTTCAAAGGTATGCTAAAGATAAAGTTCCTTGGGGGGACTTTGCTTCTGTTATGAGAGCAGAAAACAGATTTGCTGTACAAAACGTTTCAAGATTGTTAGATGTTAGGTCTAGGCAACGTTCAGAAATGTTTGTTAGTTATCTTTCTAAAGATAAACCTCAAGTTCAAATCATGGGTAAGTATTATACTTTAGATGATTTAAATAAAAACCTTTTAAAAGATCAACGTTTTATAGATAATTGGAGAGCTAAAGAAGGTAAAAAACTTTCAAGAAAGCTTTACTTTACAGGGCGAGCACCTATGCGGGTCTACTTTCAAAGCCTTTATACTAAGTATCCTAGCAAAAAAGAGTTTAAAGAAAACTTATTAAACAAAGTAGTTCCTTTAAGAAAACGTTATAAGGACTTTAAAAAGAAGTTTAACAAAGAACCTTCTGATAGTTGGTGGACAAAAAATGTTGCATCAGTAAGAGAAAGCTATCGAGGTGTTGTAGATCTTGAATTTATTAATAGAAAGAAAATTCCTTCTTCAAAAGTAATGGACGATAAGGCTTTAAGAAGCATAACTAAAATTGCTAAGTTAATTTCTTCTGGGCAATCTACAGACTACGATACTTTAGCTATTAACATTGGTAAAAAGTTTACTGATGATTTTGGTACAGTGCTACCTCTTAAAAGAACGTTAAAAGCTCATCATAAAGACGGTTCTCGTATACTAGACTTTATGGCTAAAAGCGGCTACATTAAAGTACAATTTAGAGGTAAGACTCGAAGAGGTGTTATGGATGTAGAAACGGGTCGCGCAACAGGCGGTTGGGCCGATACTATTTCTAGAGAAGTTACTGTAATAGATAAAAAGCTTATTTTGCTACAAGAAGCAGAACGTAGAACTGTTATAGCAAGACGACTTGGTGTAGTTAACGATAGAGATAGACTCTATGTTAAAGCTGGTAAAAAGACTTTCTTTGATGCTAGAGGTAACGACACAGGAGTTCCTATTATTTCAGCAGACAAGTTCGCTGACTATGACCCTAAACAAATAGACCGAGACATGGCTAAGATGATGAATCATGTTTCAAATACAGAGTACCAAGTAGATGGCGAATTTTTTGATTTTATGGACGACATTGTGCGCTTTCGGGATCCTAGAGGGAAAAGCAAATACTATGATTCTATCAATGAGCTGCGTCATGAGATTTTAAATCGTGGTGAACAAGGCTATGGTCTAATGGCTACTGCTAAGTGGCATAGACAACGAGGAGAATCTTTTAAAACTCAAGTGTTCATTGATTCTCGCGGTCGAGTATATCACCGTGGTTACTTAACTCCTACAGGAGGAGAGCTTGTTAGACCTTTTCTTAATGCAGGACAAACTGTTAGCATGACTCCTATAGCCATGCGTGAACTACGTATTCAACTTGGCGCAATGATAGGGCCAGGAACGGAAGCACTTACTCAAACAGGACGTTTAGCTATTTTTCAAAGAAATGAACGGGCTTTGCGAGA